GGTGATTTGACTTGGTGCGTTTTTTTACGCGAATTGAAAACATTAATTTATGGCACAGAAAATTGAACAGTTAAAAACAGGCGACTTAATTCCCTATTCCGGAAACACCAGGACGCACGATGAAAAACAGGTTGCGCAGGTGGCGGCCAGCATTAAGGAGTTTGGCTTTACCAATCCAATTCTTATTGATGGCAGCAATGGAATTATTGCCGGGCATGGCAGATTGATGGCCGCGCAAAAACTAGGCATGGAAGAAGTGCCATGCATCCGGTTAACACATCTAACAGATGCACAGCGCCGGGCTTATGTTATAGCAGATAACAAATTGGCGCTGAATGCAGGATGGGATGAAGACGCATTGGCCGTTGAAATTGAGCGGCTACTTGAAGATGGCTTTGACTTAGACTTGACCGGGTTTGGTGAAGATGAAATTGCAGAGTTTTTGCAGGACGAAGAAACCGAAGGCCTAACAGACGAGGATGAAGTGCCAGATGTTGCTGACCAGGTTGTTGCCGTAGAAGGCGACATTTGGCTACTTGGCGATCACAGGCTGATGTGCGGCGACAGCACAAGCATTGACGCAGTAGAAAAGCTAATGGATGGCAACAAGGCTGACATGGTTTACACAGATCCTCCTTATGGAATTTCAATAGTTAGCAGCGATAGTGTAGGTGGTTCAAAACCTTTTGGTAAAGTAGGAACAATACATAAAGGCATGAAAGCAAAGCCGATCATTGAAGCTGGTATTTATGCGCCAGTTGCAGGTGATGATAGTATTGATGTAGCTGTTGAAGCAATTGCCATTATACAGCAAATAGAACCAGAAGTGCAAATAATATGGGGCGGCAATTATTATGCTAAACATTTAGATAATTCAAGTTGTTGGATTGTTTGGGATAAAAACAATGGAGAAAGTTTTTTTGCTGATTGTGAATTAGCTTGGACTAATCAAAAAACAGCTGTGAGAATTTTTAAACATACTTGGAATGGATTAATTAAGGAATCAGAGCGTAATGTAAAGCGTGTGCATCCAACGCAAAAGCCGATTGCATTAGCAGAATGGTGCTTTGATAAGTATGGAAAAAAATGCGCAAATGTTTTGGATTTATTTGCCGGGTCTGGTTCAACGCTGATTGCTTGTGAGACTAAAAACAAAAAAGGCTTTATGATGGAATTAGCACCGGCATATATAGATGTAATTATTAGGCGTTGGCAGGAGTTTACAGGCAAGCAGGCAACCAATGAAGCAACTGGAAAAACCTTTGCAGACACAGAAGCCAAAATGAAAGGCAACCCGGTAGATGGCTGATGCTCAAATACCATTTGACGCGATCCGGAAGCGCAATATCGCCAACATACTTGCCAAGGTAAAGGCAGGCAAATCTTTGACGGCATCTGAGCAGCGCACTTTGGACGATGAAGAATCGAAAGCCAACGGCAAACGCGAAAAGCGAACCATTGCTCAAATGGCAAAGGAATATTGCGTTGCTGTCCGGACAATTAACAGATGGGCAAAATTAAATGCGCCATTCGATGATGATGCCGCCATGAATGCTTTTGTCATGAAGCAGACGCACATTCCTAAAAAATTTATTAATTGGCAGATTGAAAAGGGATTTACTCAAATTGACGAAACAACAGATGATGAAATTGGTGATGAATTTGAAAGCCAAATTAAGCTGCGCGATTTTTATTTTGCAAAACTAAGCGCCGCCGCCAAGCGCAACGATCAAAACCAAATTAAATATTGGAATGAATTGCTGCTTAAAACAGACGAAAGTTTGAGGCGAACAGAAGCGCACCAAAAGAAGCTTGGCCTGGAAAGTGGTGAAACCATTGACCGGGCGGAAATGGAAAGAATTCTTAAAGCGGTTATTTACGCAGGCAATGCATGTGTCCGGGCGCAAATAAAGGAAATCGCCGAATTGCTTGCAGCCGAATCTTCACCGAACCAAATTTATCAATTGCTTGCGCCAGCGATATTGGGCGGCCGAATATTTGAAGGTTTTAAGGCGCTGACCAAATCGCAAAGCCAAGTTAAGCTGCCAGGATGGATTGTGGAATGTATGCAATCGGAAGGTGAAAATTACTTGGAGGGCGTGGATTTGATTAATGAACCTGCTGAATAAATATAAAACGATCAGCCCGGTTAATTGGTGCAGCCGGAACATAACATTGGATTATGGGATGTTTGATCCCAATTTCCATCCATTGCTGATTGAGCCATTGCAGGCAGTTGCGGAAAGCCGGGGCAAGACAGTTGGGTTAATTGGATCGGTTCAGCACATCAAAACACTTCTGGCGCAGTTGTGGCAACTTTACGGCCTGCAAATTGAGCCAAGCCGGGCGGCAATGTATGATTTGACGGAAGCTGCATTAAAAGAGTTTAGCGATGATAAGTTTACGCCATTAATTGATTCAACCGATGCCATCTTGCGCATGATCCCAGACCAAGCTTATCGGCGCACCAAATTTTTTACTTCCACCAATTATGGCGCAATCCGGCTTCTGTCTGCCAATGTACTTGCCGCGCGTAATTCAAAAACATTGGAGCGGATAACCTGTGACGAATCCTGGGCTTATGGGGAAAACTGGTTGGATCAGATCAAAGACAGAATGAGCAGTTACACATGGAGTTGGCAGATGTTTTTGCCAACATCCGGGCAGACCAAAGGAAGTGAATTGGACGAAATGTGGCAGAGATCTGACCAAAAAACTTGGCATGTTAAATGTGATTGCTGCAATGAATATATTCCTTACATTTGGCGGCCAGAGGCAACCGGGGATGAAATACCGATTGGCGGCATGCGTTGGGCTGCCAAGGAGGATTACACCAGCAATGACGGCCGGATTGATTTCCAGAAGCTGGCAGATTCTGTTTATTATGAATGCCAGTTGTGCGGCGGCAAGATGCAGGCAGACACAGCCAAGCAGAAAGCCAGAAACCAAGCAGGCAAATACATTGCAATGAACCCAGAAGGAGATCCGGGATTAACTTTTTATCATTACAATGCTATGGCGCACATTGCATGGCCAAACTTAGTTGAACAATTTAAGTTGGCTCAGATTGACCGGGAGCGCGGCTCATTGGATGCTTTGGAAAACTTTATCCGCAAAAGATTGGCGCAGGGCTGGGCAACTGATGATTATGTTAGTGCAGATGCGCAGGTTAGCGCAAGGGGCGGTTATGCACTAAATGAACTTTGGAATGTGCAGAACCAATTTATATTTTGCACAATTGATGTGCAGAAGGATCATTATTATTATTTGATCCGGAGTTGGGCAATCGTTGACGGCACATTGCGAACCAGGTTGCTGGATTGCGGCAAGGTTATAACCACAGCAGAGATCCGGGAAGCATGTGATAAATGGAAAATTCCTCAAAATGCGCTAGGCAGCGGCGGCGCTTGCCGGGTATTTTTGGACGGAAATTATAACACCAACCAAGTGCAACGCATAGCATTGGAAAACAACTGGATGGTCTTTCGTGGCGATAGCGCCAAGGATTATATGAACAATGACGGATTTAGGCGCATTTATTCTGACATTAAACCAGTTGATGCTTATGACGGCACAGCGATGAGCAGGGCGGCCAGAGTTGGGCAGTTTTTCTTTTCCAAACAATCAGCCAAAAACAGATTGAGCTTAATGCGCTCATTAAAGGATCACCGGGGTGAACCAATTTGGACGCATGCAGACGATGCCGGGGACATGTATGAGAGGCAGATTAATGCTTGGGCGAAAATAGCCAAAACGAAGCCAGACGGATCTGTTTATTATGATTGGATTAATCGAGATAAGCACAACGATCACTATTTTGACTGTGAAGCCATGCAGGTTGTTTGCGCAGCCATGTGCAAATCATTGGGAACTGAAACAATGCAGCACAATGATCCGGAATAATTTTAACGGCTTTTTTATGCCCAAAAATAGCGGAATAAATTTAACGGCTTTTTATGCCCAAATACCGCAAGTTGACAATTCGCCGTTTTTTGCTCATAACAAAGGCACATGAGAAGCCTTCTGTTCGTGATCTGGATAAAAGCAGCAAAAGATGCTGTGGCCGCTTTGGCTATAATTGAAACCTTGGCATTGGGTGAATTTGAAACCCAATCCAGAGGAGGCGCAAGGATTGTGTCTGCCAACGTGGCAGGAAAGCAGTTTCAATATGAATTACCGCCAGAATGGTCTGCAACTGATTTTATTGAACAACTGCGCATGTTATACAAGGTAGTAACAACAGGTGGCGCATCCGGCGGCCAAATGACAGATGCTGAAATGGCTTCTTACGTCATTGATGCTGACAATGAAGTTACCAATGTCACCAAGGCGCGATTTGCTGACCAAGCAGGAGGAAGATATTAATGGCAACCAAACCGATAAAGCTTATCCCAAAAATTAAAAAGATAAAATCTGGCGTTGCTTCATTTTGGGGCAGGGGCGGAACTAATGAATTTTATCCGGGCGGCGCAGATGACCAACGCAGGTTTGGCCGGGGCAAGTTGGCGCGTGATATTGCGGAACTAATGGTTGAAAACCGCCAAAAGATGTTGCTTGGCGATAGCCGTTACATTTACCAATCCTTTTCAACTGTGTCCGGCGCGGTTAAGCAGAAAGCCAATTATGTTTATGGCAATGCATGGCGGCTGCAATCTTACAGCGCTGATACAGAATTTGCGATGGCGCTTGAAAAAGATTTTGCGCAAATTGACAGGCTGCTTGATACCAGGGGAACAAATTTTTCATTCAAAAAATCTTCATGGCTGGGATCTAAAACATTAGATGTTGACGGAGATTATTTTATTTTACTAACAGAAAACGCAGGCACAGGATTTCCCAAGCTTCAATTTTTAGAGGCGCACCGGGTTGGTTCATTTGGTCTGCATGGGCAGCATACAGTAACAACCGGGCGTTATAAAGGCCTGCGCATTTTTGCTGGCGTTATTGTTGATGAATTAATGCAGCCAATTGCTTACCGGGTGCAGGATGAATCAGCAAAGGATGGTTACAGGGACGTAAATGCCAGCAGCATGATTCATGTTGCGGATCTGGAATGGTTTAGCCAAAGCCGGGGGCAGCCATCAGTTGCCGCCGCCATTTTGGATTGGTATGATTTGGCAGAAACCAGGGATGCAGAAAAGATCGCTGAAAAGGTGAACAGCGCATTAACGCTGGTTGAATCAAATGAAACCGGGCGCGCTGACATGGGCAACAGCATTGTCAATCCACAGCCCGGTGGCGATGGCCGCTTGCAAACACAATTAATGGACAGCGGCCTTATCCGGTACATTAAAAATGGCGGATCTTTACAGGCGCACCAAAGCAACAGGCCGTCAGACCAATGGCTTAACTTTACCAAACTGGTTGAATCTTCTGCGTTTTATGCACTTGGATGGCGCAGGGAAATGCTAGATTCTAGCGCAGTTGGTGGCGCAGGCGTTAGAGGTTTTGCGGCTGACATCAATAAATCCATTTCAACGCGATGTGAAATTATTGAAGCAGCCATGAAGCGCGCCGCTTTATATGTTATCGCCAAGCGCGCCAAACAAGGCGCTTATGATCTGCCGGAAGATTGGTGGAAGATTGGGTTTACCAAACCAGCACAATTCACAGTAGATGAAGGCAGAATGCGCGCGGCAGACATTGCAGATTTGCGCGCAGGACTAACAACAGAAGATCACATTGTTGAAGCGCGCGGCATGGATTATGAAGAATTGCTGCGTAAACGTGCTGCCAATATTGTCTTGAAAAAACAAATTGCCGAAGAAAACGGATTGAATCCAACAGAACTTGGCACAACCGCAATGCCCGGAGATGCAACAGAATTAGTTGTTGAAGAAACCGGGGAAGAAGTGGATGGCGATGAAACGCAAGATCTTGCAATGAAATCTGATCTGGATTTTGCCACATTGAAAGCCAAGTTTGATTCTTACGGCGTTGCCGTTCGCGCTGGATCAGTAACGCCACAGCAAAGCGATGAAGCTGCATTCCGGGCAGAAGCAGGATTGCCGGAAATGTCTGAACAAGTTTTGGGCGCATGGTCTGAGGACGGCGGTTACAGAAGGCCAATAACTTTAAAATCTGGTTCTGAATCACAATCTGAAATTGAGATTGCAGAAACGGAATCCGAGAAAACCGAAATTGAGGAAAATTAAAATGCAAAAAACTGAAAGCAACACATGGTATGCGATGGAACAAAAAATTGATGCCGAAGGAAATAAATCTACTAAGGCAGAAATCTTTATATATGACGAAATTGGCGGCTTTGGAGTCAACGCCGGGCAATTTTTGGAAGAATTGGAAAACCTTGGAGAAGTTGAACAAATAGATCTGCGCATAAGCAGCCCAGGAGGTTCAATTATTGAAGGCAATGTTATTTTTAACGCCATCAAACGGCATTCAGCCAATGTAACTGTTTACATTGACGGCATGGCTGCATCTATGGCTTCTGTAATTGCAATGGCCGGAGATGAAGTTATTATGGCAGACAATGCTTTGCTTATGATTCACAATCCTTGGACTGTATCAATTGGCGATAGTGAACAACTGCGCAAAGATGCTGACCTTATGGATAAAATGAAATCAGCCATTATTAATGCTTACAGCCGTTCATCTTATACAGAAGAAGAGTTGGAAGAATTGATGAATGCAACAACATGGTTCACAGCATCAGAGGCATTGGAAGCCGGGTTTATTGACGGAACAACCGAAGGATTGCAGGCCGCTGCATCCATTTCAGAATTGTCAATGATTGCCAAGCAGGCAGAAGCAACACTTCCGGTGGAAAAGATTGTCAGCAATTTGATTGCACAGCATGAAACGCAGGTTGCAAAACTTGAAGAAGATTTGCTTGAAGCCAATGCAACTGTTAATGACAGCGCGGTTCAAATTGAAGAATTGCAAAATTCTTTAAATGAGTTTAAAGATACTCTGCAAGACATGCAAAACAAGCATTCAGAAGAGTTGACCGAAGCCAAGAAAGTTACCGCAAATGCAGTAGCATCTGCCGCCGCAGAATTAATGGCCATTCAAACAGAAGAGGCAATTGCCGAAGCATCCAATGAAACTGACAAGCCAATGGATGCTGAATCTTTCTGGGCTGAATATAGAGCCATTGGAAAATCACATGGTGCGGAGGCCAAGAACAAATGGTTTAAAGATAACAAACACCTTTTAAAAAAATAATTTCACCACCAAGTGGAACTTGTAAACTAAAACTAAAACCAAAAATATTATGGCTAATACAATAGCAGGGGCAAATCTTGCCGAAATCGCACAGGAAAGCTTGGCTGGTCTAAGCTCTCTTTTCGCTCCATTGAGCGCACTAACAACTGACTTTTCCGCTGACGTTCAAGGCGCTGGCGAAAGCGTCACAACTCGTTATCCAACCAAGCCAACCGCTGCTGACATGAGCGCCGGGATCAAATCTGCATCTGCTGATGTAGCAATGACTGCCGCTACTGTTACTCTTAATCAGCATTATGGCTTTACTTATGGATTTACCGATGTTGAGCGTTCCAAATCCTCCATCAATCTGAACAACCTTTTCATTGAACCTGCATTGCAGGCGCTTGGCGATAAGGTTTTTGGTGATGTTTGGAATCTGATCACATCCGGCACATTTGGCACAGTTGAAACAATTACTGCCGCCAACTTTGACCGGGACGATCTTGCGGATCTCAGCGCAACACTTACGGAAACCAAGAAAGCTCCACAGGCTGGCCGTTCAATTTTCATGAACCCAACTTATTATGCTTCCCTGGTTAAATCCATGAACAGCGCAGAATTCCCAGGAATTACTGAGCAGAAGGAAGAGGGCATTGTGCCGCGCGTTGCTAAGTTGGATGTTTATGAAACTGACTTGGCTGATGCCAATGGCGAAAACCTTGCCGCTTTCGCGTTCCAACGCAATGCGCTGCTTATGGCTGGCCGCTCTGTTGACACAGAATTGGCTGAACAAGCAGGCATTGAAGTTGAAAATGTTGTTATTCCGGGGCTTGGCCTTCCGGTTCAATTCCGCCGCTTTTATGACAATGACGGCATACTCTACTATAACTGCAACCTTCTTTATGGCGTTGCAGCTGGCGTTGACTACGGCGTAAGAGTAAAATCTGCGTAATTCCATTGGAGGCCTTGGCGACACCAAGGCCTCCTTATCCTTTAAACCATTATTATTATGTTAAAACCTTCTGCCACATTTCATAAATCACCAAGCGGCAAATTGTCTGTTATTGAATCTTCTGAGGATGCCAGCATTTGTCTGGAAGCTTACAAAAACTGCATTGAACCCGGTGAAGTTGTTTTCCTTAGAAAAGGACAAATCGACAAATTTAAAAAAATTGATGGCATAAAGGTTGAAAAACCTAAAGTTGTGCGCAAATCTGTTAAAAAGAAAATTTAGTAGCTAGGGTATGTGTGTTGGGTTGCCGCCATCTGTTATGCAGGTGGCGGTTTTTTTTGCACCTTGTCATTTTGCGTTTTAAGCTTAAGAATTAGGGCATGAGCGATTTTGAAGATTTTTTAAATATATCATGCCGGGACGCAGCATTTATTATGGGCGAATCTGTCGAAATTAACGGCCAACTTGTAAATGCAATTTTTGATGAAGAGATTAATGATTGGGACATGGTAGAGCATGGAGATCTTGCGAATCCGGAAACCAAACTTGTCATTGCGTTGTTTGATTTAACATCAATTCCAAAAAAGAAGGATCGGTTTATAAGATCCAACACAGGTGAAACTTATTTCGTGACAGAGGTTAGCATTAGCACCGGAAATGTGGAATTGAAGGCGCGCAATGAATCCAAGCTTTATGGCTAGAAAAACAGTTGAATTTGATGATGCATTGTTTCAGCATAAAATCAGAAAGCTGGCAAAAAAGTGGAACATTGACGAAAAGCAATTTGTAAAAGAGCAAGGCGGATTGTTTTTGGCAGACATTGGGCGATTTGTGCCGCCGTATAAAGAATTTCCCAGTGGGCGCGGCAGAAGCTTGGGGGCAAAAAAAGACGAAAAAGCCGGGCAGCTGGCGATTGAATATGATTTAAATAAAATATTCTTTATTCCAAGGCGCGACATTTACAATTGGGCTGCTAAAACATTTTCCTCCGGGAATATTTATAGAGGCAAAAGAATTATTGGCGCAGGAGTTATTAAATCTATGGACGAAATGCGCCGCTTCCACAATGCCAACAGAAACCCAAGATCCGGCAGGACAAGGCCGCTAAAAGGCTTTCAGCAAATGTGGGTTACTGAATCCATGTTTGAAAAATATTTATTGATTCAGCAAAAAGACGTTGGCATTGCAAAGGCATCAATTGCCAAGGGAATATTCAGATTAAACAAAAAAATAAAAATTCCTGCATGGATACAAAAACAAATGCCCAAAGCCAATGGCACAGCCAGGATAACAAAAATTGGCAATGCTTGGACGGCAATTTCCGATGCCAAGGCATTTGGGTTGCAATATGTGCAGGCAAAAACATTAAGCATAATTAAGCGCGGCAGGTTAAAGGCTATGGAAAGGCGCTTAAAATTCTTATTTAAGGAAACGGCCAAGCAATCCGGGTGGAATGTGCGCTGATTGACAAAATTGAATCTGCAACCTATTTTAAGCAAATGCCAGCCGCTTCTTATACAGAATTATTTAATTTTGAAGGCAATGTTGATTCTGCTTTCCGGGACTGGTTGGCGGATCAAATGCTGGAAGTAAAAAAGCAGCAAGATGTTGAAACATTGCCAGATGATTACATTGGCGCATCTTTTAAGCTGGGCGCAGTTACCGGGCATTACAATCCAGCGCCGGGCGGCGCGGCCAACCCGGTTTATGATCAATATGAATTTGACTTGGAATTTATTGTTCAAACCCGGCGGCACAATGAAGAGGGCAGCCAAACTGCAAATGTTGAATCACGGCATCATGAAATGATAGCATTGCTCCGGACTTGGGTTAGCCTGCTAAAGGCCAAGGGTTCAGCCCTGGAATCTTATTTGCAGCATTATGAAATAGAATTTTTAAGGCCTGCCGGGACGGATAATAGCGTTGAAGATGTTTTTGACGTTTCAACTCTGTCTTATTCCGGCCAAATTTCAATATTGTCAACTGCGTGGCCAAGCGTTTAAATATCTAAAGAGATTATCACATTTAACTTATACTTATTATGTCAATTCCTTATTCATCCTCATCAGACCTTCCACAAGGTTTAGAATCAGTAACAATCAATTCTGTTGCTTATATCGTTGATGCCGTTTCCGGTGCATCTTTCGCAAATCGTATTATCAGCCGAACAGATGCCAATGGCGATCGTGGCGACTTTATGTTGCGCGCCGGGTCTGATCAAATTGAAGTTACTTATACATTGCAGCGCTCACACACTACCCACGAATTGCCTGCAATTGGTGATGAGTTTACGCACGATTATGACCGATCTGGCACAGGTTCAACGTTGGTTGTTAAAGACGTTACTGTTAATCGAGACAAAGACGCATTTGACACATTTGAAATGGTTGCCGTGCGCAAAACTTACCAAGGTTAATGAAAATTAAACTGGTAAAAGAAAAATCAATTAAGGGCTGCATTGAAGAAGCCGGGTCAATTGTTGAAGTTGGCGATTTGGTTGCGCAATCCTTAATTGATAATGGCGATGCAGAAGAATTAACCCCAAAAACCAAAAAGCAAAAAGCTAAGGATTAAATCAGCAAATTGCTTAAAATTGCCCTGTCTGCCCAAAGGTGGGCAGGGCTTTTTTTTATGATCAACAAATTGTCAGAAGATCTAAAGGAAGCAACAGCCAGAATTGCCCAAAACAGGCTTTTGGCCTGGTCATCTGACTCTGGTATTACCAAGCAAGACAAAATCGCTTTAAAGCCGCTTACAGCCAAAGCATGGGTGGATTTAAACTTAATTGATAATGCCATTGCGTTGGGAGCAGATCCATCTGAACAGGATTTGATTGATTACATTTGGCGCAACTGCTCAGAATATAACCCAAAGCAATGCGCGGCATCAGAAAAAGCCAAAAGACGCATTGGCTATGCTTACGGCAAAAGCAATAAAGAGGCATTGGCAAAACTGGTTTTTGATCATGTGAACAACGCATTTTCGGAAATGCCAGAAACAATAAACACCAAATCCGGATTTAGCCGGGACAATAAAATGTCGCCAATTGCTGGAATTGTTGGTGCGATTGATGAAGTTGCAGCGCGTTATGGACAAAACCCGGCAGATGTTTTAACATGGCCATTAAACAGAATCTTTCAGTTACAAAAAGCAATGCGCTTGGCAACCATTCCGGATTACAAGTTGGCAGAGCCAAAATTGATTAAACTTATTAAGCAGGAAATCTTACAGGAATTAAACAATGGCGCAGAAAGCTGAACTTAGAACCAAACTCAATTTAGATTCAACCGGGTTTAAGCGCGGCATTCAGCGCGCCAAGATGTCAGTTGCTTCATTTGGTTCAAGCGTTCGGAAAAGCTTATCCGGACTGCCGGGCATGTTCGCAGGAATTATTGGCGTTGGCGCAATAAAAAACATGGTTGAATTGGGCGCATCTGCCGAAGAAACCGCGTCAAAGTTTCGCGCAGTATTTGGCCCGGCAACTGCCGAAATGACAAAAGAAGTTGAAAAACTTACCAAAATTATCCCGGCAACAGAACAGGAAATGCAAAATGCGTTGGCCACATTTGGCGCGATGGCAAAAGCGTTTGGGTTTAATGAAGAGGCAGCCCGGTTGCTTTCTATTCAGTTGGTTAAAATTGGTGGCGATTTGGCAAGTTTTCATGATCTCAGAATTGAGGACATGTTTCAAAAATTAAGATCCGCGATTTCCGGAGAATTTGAACCATTAAAACAACTGGGCATTGTTATTAATGAAGCCAGATTAAAGCAAGAAGGCTTAAATTTGGCGATTTTTGACGGCGTTGGCACAATGACGGCAGCGCAAAAGGCGTTGGCCGTGCAGTCGATCCTTATCCGGGACATGGGGGAAGCAAATGGAGATGCTGCAATTACAGCAGACAGCGCAGCTAACAGAATAAAATTCCTTAAAGTTGAACTTACGGAAACGGCAACAAGCGTTGGGCAGGAACTAATTCCTGCTTTTACGGAATTCCTTAAAACAGTTAATAGTGGCATTGGCGTGATTAAGGGTTTTGGGCAGCGCTTGGGTGAAGTTTTCTTTATGCGTGGATTTAGCGCGGAAGAATTTGAGGCCGTGCAAAGCTTGGAAGCAAAGGGACATAGAATGTCCAGGATTTACGGCGCTGAAAGGGAAGAGTTGATTAGGAATGAGATTGCAGCGCTTAAAGAATCGCGCGATGCTTACCAAGCAGCCAGATCGGCCGCCATTGCCAAACTGGAAGAAGAAAATAGGTTAAAAGAGGACGCAATTAAAAATTCCGAAGATTTAGCCGAAGAATTAAGCAAACAAGCCGAAGAAGAAAAAGATCCAGAGCGCAAAAAAGCATTGGAAGAAAGGTTAAAAGCTTATCAAAAAATTTTAGAGGAATCGCGCAATTTTATTGCTACTCAAAACGCATCAAAACCCAAAACGGAAGAGCAGGTTGCGTTGGAGCAATTAAGGCTAGATTTAATTAATGCGCAGATTGATGGCAATGAAAGCGCAATTGAGCAGGCGCAAAAACAATTAGATTTAGAGCGTGAAACACAGCGCATAATGCGTGAAACAAATTCAGACCGGGAAACCGCTGCCAGATTAGCAAATGAATTGATTGCTGCTAAAGAAAAAGAATCTGGCATAAAGCCAACAACAGGTGCAGCAGGTGATGAATCAGACCCGGCAGATGTGAACCAGAGCGGTTATGTTACACCAAGAGAACAACGTGCATTCGATAGAAAAAAGAGGCAGGAAGATAAGGCCAGAAGAGCAAGGGAAAGGGCTGAAAGGGCGGCAGAGGTTCAAGCAGAAGAAAGGCGCAGGCAGGAAGAGCGCAACAAGCGCATGGAAGAGCGCGAAAGGGCAGCCGGGTTTGGCGTAGGTGCAGAGCGCAAACAACCATCCGGGGAAACCGCAAAACCTGCGCAAGACAAAACAGCAACTGACATGGCCGCAAATGTAAAGACAAGCGCAGACGCATTAACAAACATTGAAAAAGTTATTTCCGAAAATCCATAATTATGAGCATTCCTTATTACAGCAGCAGTTTAGAGTTGTTCGGCTTTCCCATTGCAACCGGGGACACCTATATTGAATATCCGTTTATTGAGCAGGGCGATATGGAAACTAAGGTTTATCACATTGCTTGCAGCATGCGCAAACAAGCTTATCATCCAAAAAACATTTATAGGTTTACAGTTTCTGGAATTAGTGACAGCGGCGGTACACCAATTGGAAACGTTTCAATGCAATGGGATGGCGTTTCATTTAGCGATAATGCGCCAATTTATAGAGATTCTGGCAACAATTATGAATTTGCAAGGTATGCCGGAGCTGGTTGGTATTTTTATAACCAAAGCACATTTGATCCATTTGTTTTGCAGGGGGGTAGCGTAATTACAAGATTCCCGTTTGAAGAAACATCTTGGATTACAGCAACCGGATCTGGGACATTGACATTTGTAACATCAAAAAAGATACCGGATCTTAATGATGTATTGATTGATTCAAATGCCAGAATTTATCCAACCTTGCCAGAAAACTTTACCGATTTTAACGCTTATTTTGTTGGCGATTTCAACCATACAGTTGACGAAAGCGGCGAGTTGTTAACATTTGACAGGCAATTTGCCAACATTCCAAAGGACAGATCAGAGCCATCCGGTTCAGAAATATTTACTTTTCCAGGGCTGCAATCAGTTGCCGGAACCGGATCTTCATTTGTTATCAATAGCGTTTCGCAAGCTACTCCAACTGAATTGTCAATTGTAACTAGCAGCGCGCACGGCATTTCAGTTGGTGATTCTGTTAAAATATTAATGAGAATCTCAATTGCTACTTCTGGCGGCGGAACCTATAGCGAATATAGGATTTTTTATGCAGAAGCATTGACCGGAACTACTGGCAGCACATTAAGAGTAAAAGCAAAATTCCCAGCAAATTTTAGTTACATAGCCGCCAGCGGCAAAGTTTATCCGGGCGCAAAAAGGGGACGCAGCCAAATTTCCCAAATTGGAACAACTGAAACAAGGCACAGTTATTTTTTGCCCGGCGTAACAACTGGCATTTCAAACATTCAAGACATTCCATTGGCGCAAAAGTTTGAAGGAACTAATTATTCAACAGGCGCACAGGTTACTTTTTTGACATCTAGCACAGAGCCAACGGCAGATGAATACAGGCAATTTATTGAAGATGGCGATTTGTTAACACTTTCAAGCGACATTAGGCGCTGGAAGGGCAACATTTATGAAGTTATTACCAAGGGAATCCGGGCATTGTAATGGCAAACATTGAAAAGGTAACAACAGGCGGCGCGCTAGCCAGGAACAAAAAAATGAATGAAGTGATTGGGAAAACCAATTCACTTTTGAACATGAAATTTGAAACGATTGATTCTGATGCAGAGCCACAGGTTGAATATTCGGATAACAATGTTGCGTTAAGAATTCCCAGAAACGGCGCAACCATTGACTTTAGTGAAGAAACTTTGGATATTGTGCAAAGCGATAACACGGCCGGGCAAAGGATCTTCTTAACAAAGCTTCCATAATGGCAATTTTAAGAGCAGGTGCGTTTGCCAATACTACTGATTCCTTTTTAAATGAACCAGCAACAGCAGGCAGCGCAAACACTTATCCGGTCAATTGCGCAAAAGACACAACAAGCGCAAATTGGCCGTGGAAATATTGGTTAAATATTTTGGGATCTGACGCATCAAATGCCAACAACTATTCAACCAATTTTCCTTCACATAATATAAGTTATGCAAGCTCCGGGCCGGGCGGCAATGTCATGGAAATCTACATTGCATTTTATTGCCAATGCGCAACCGCGATCAGTTTTACATTGTCTTACAATTGCCAAGTAAACAGCGCAAATTATCCATTTTCAACTGCGGATGCTTACATTACAGCCAATGGATTTGTTGATAGTGACTCAGATTCAGATCCGTATGGCGCTGGAAAGGTTAGCAGCGCTAGCATTAGCGGCAGCACAACCATTAATTTGGCAAAATCAGTTGTGCCAAGGTTGGTTTATATCTATTCAAACGTGTCAGAATCAGCACTTATAGCTGGCGGAAATGGCAGCATAACATTGTCATTATCCTAATTGTCTGCACTTGCCAAAAATTCATTTTGGCTTTAAAAGATTAAGCAATGGCAACTGCAATTTATATTAACACAGATTTAAAGGATTTGACGGCTAATGCCGTTGCGTCTGAAAAAAGACCAACCCAAATTGTCAGATTGCCGCAAATTGTTGAAGGTGAAACAGTTTCAGCCAATCTTTACTTGGTCAATTCTGCTGGATCTTATGATTCCAGGAGTGGGTCTGGATCAGTTGCTGTTGCGGTTTCAATCTCTGGGCGCGGCAAGGCAGCAACAAGCGGAACATTTACATTAACTGACGGCGTAGATACCACAGCGGCTTTGCAGCATGATGCATCAGCGCAGGCCGTTGAAGATGCATTAAATGCGCTTAATTCTAACACAGGCGCTTTTGGATCGCGTGTTATTGTGACAAAATTGGCGGCCGGGTCTTACAGAATTATTTTTAATGATGCCGGATCGCGCTCAGATCTTACAGGAACAAGCATTAATCTTGCGCCAGAATCGGAAGTTACAGTTGGAACAAGTGTGCCGGGAATAATTGACGCTAACATTACTGGCTTCACCATTACTGGCTCTAACGATGAGATAGATGCGACTTGGACAAAAGACGGGTCTCTTGTAAGCGGCAAAGTGGCTTTTTCGGCAGGTAGCGGCGATATCAGATGGACTGGGACTCAATGGAGAATCCGCTGGGACTCTGATACTTATTACTACTCAACAGAAGATAAGACTTACCCTTGGCAGGTAACATCCTGGACAGTAGAGGATGGGAGCGGATCTCCTTCTTTTGGCTCATTCACTGGAACTCCAATTGTAAGAGCGCAGCAGGTCATTGAGATTAGCCAACAGCCTGCAATCTATACTGACACAACAAGCACAATAACTAATGGCTTTAGCCTAACTTTAAGTGCTAATAACGCCAGAGTGCAGCAACTTATTGCATCTGGCGGTGAAGCATTTTTTGAAGTTAAAATTGACACAGATGTTATTTGCCAAGTGCCAATTACTGTTTTGCCTGCGGTGGCCGCGCCAAACAGTTTGCCTGCAACAAGCTTACCAGAGGGCGCGAGCTTGTCTTATGTAAATGCCCAATTGGCGTTAAAGGCAAATGTCAATGCACCTAATTTTACTGGATTACAGGAACATTCTAACAATACTCACGCAATCGCAGCAGGTTTATCAGCCGGGGATGTTTATCGGCATGGTGATCACCTAATGATTGTGCATTAAACTTAAAAAAAATTATGGCTCAAACTTATAACTTAACTTCTGATGGTTCAACATCAGCATTGCAATCAAAGGGCAATTTAAACGTTGCTGCATACGGCACATTTGGTGGCGGCACATTAAGCATCCAAGCGTCTTACGATGGCGGCAGCACTTGGTTTACATTAAAAGATGCAAATGGAGCTGATGGCTCATTTACTTCTGCCGGGGCGTTAAATGTCAGAATTGGAGAAGCAAACCTGCGCTTTACATTGTCCGGCGCAACCAGCCCAAATCTGAACATTTCAATTACAGACATTGAATTCAATTCAAAGTTTTAATGTCAGTTTTTGCAAACATCTTGCCGCCAGTTTTGGGCAGCGTTTATGCGCCAGTTAAACCGGATGTGCCAAGCAATCTTTTGCTTCAAAAATATAAAGATGCTGCATTTGCTGTTTCATTGCGCAAACTGAATGCAAATTATTTAGGCAACGGATTGAGAATCCGGCGCAGCACGGATAACATTGAAGTCAACGTTGCGTTTGATGGGCAAAATAAAATTTCAACATCTTCATCAATTTACAATGTTGACGATGAACCAACTTATGAAGTTTCAGATGACGTTAATTGGACTTATGTTAGCGGTGGGGCTGGATACACTAATTTAAGCAGATCCTCTTTAACGCTTTCTTCCACTTATTCTACTCCATACAGAATAAAATTAGTTTTTGACGCAACATTGTCTGCCGGGACAAAGGTTACATTTGGAACTTATGTTACATCCATAAGTGGCAGCAATTGGAAAGTTTACCCGGCTCAATCTGACAATAGCTTGGCCGTTTCATCTGCAACAACATTAGTTTCCGGATCGCAAGGCGGCACTTTTACGTTAACAGCAGATGCAACACATTTTATTTTAGAAAACACATCTGGCTCAGAAGGTATTTCATGCAGCGGCATGACGTTGACCGGAAGCCGGGGCGATACAGCAGCAACAACACTTGGGCAATTTATATCAGAGGCAGGCAGCCCACCGGACATGCACGTTGTTACTTGGTATGACCAAAGCGGAGAAGCCAACAACGCAACGCAAACAACAGCAGATGAACAACCCAAAATTGTTGAATTTGGAACATTTACAAATTTTATTAAATTTGATCCAAGTTTAACAAACAACATTGATTTGCTAAACAACATTCCAACAACAAATCAGTTGGCATTGTTTATAACAATGAAACAAAACACTGCTTCGGGCATTCCATTTGACGCAAGGGATGGGTTTGAAGATGGTTGGCGCATAAGATCCACAAGCAATTTTCGTTTTACTTGGCAAGATGTTGACGTTGATGTTGCTTTTGATTCAGCAAGGCAGGTTTATTATGCAGGTCATACAGGGTCAGCAATTCAACTGCAAAAAGGAACTGAAAGCTTAAGCCAAACCCCAAACACGGAAATCCTTAACATTATTAACGCGCCAAAAATTGGTGGCAGAAATTATGGCGCAACAACAACATTGTTTGACGGCGAATTGACGGAAATAATTATTTATAACACGGAACAAAGTGCCAACGTTTCTGGCATTATTGCAGACATTCAAACCAATTGGGACATTTAAAATGTATTTAATTTATTCAGAAAAAATGGATGCCATTGACCGGGCAACGGCCGAAGGCAAGGCGCAGGATTTGTCATTTTGGAAACATGGGCATGGCTCAAAATATTTATCTTTGCCAAGACCAACAGAGCCAACCGATTCAGAACCTTCACAATGGGCGCTTGGCGTTAAATCTTACAATTTAACCGAAGAAGAGCAGGCAGCAGTTGTGCAGGACGTTGTTTTTTGGAGAGGAGATGAAGAATAATGGAAGAAGTTATTTCAAAATCTTGCGTTGGCGCATTTGGTACGCTTGCCAGCATTTCACTTTCTAATGTTGATGCTTATGCTAGCATCTGCGTTGCGGCCGTAACAACAATTTATATGACGTTTGCAACGATTAAGGTTATTAGGCAACTTAAAGACAAATGACACCGGATCTTATAGCAATGCTGGGCGGCAGTTTGGGTGGATTTATCATGAAATTCATGGCAACCCAAATGCAACAGCAGGCAAAGTTATTTGAACAAATGTTGCAGGCGCAACAAATGGCAGATGAATCAGCAGATAGGGCAGCCAACCGGGGCGGCACATGGATGCGCCGGGGCATTACTTTTTTTGTTATGTTTGCCATTGTGATAGTGCCAACAGTTGTGGCATTTACAGACATTGGCGTTAGCATTCAGCAGGAAACAAAAGGCTTCCTGGGGCTATTTAAGGGCATTAAATGGGAAACTGTTAATGGATTTGTTATTTTGCCAGAGGTTAGGCAGGCAGCCTTGGCAATTATTGGTTTTTATTTTGGGAGCAGCCAAGTTAAATGAATAGCATGATAGAAGTTATAACTTCATTATGGCCGTTGTTTTTGGGATTCATTACATTGGTTGTTGTGCTGTCGCGCATGCATTACAGCATAGAAAGCTTAACTGAAAAGGTTAAGATTTTGTTTGATTTCCATAATAAAAAACAAAATGACACCAAATCAAAAAGAAATAATTGATGCCTACCTAAAAACAGGCAATTACACAGCAGCGGCAAAGTTGCTTGGCAAAGACCGGGCAAATGTTCGGAAATCAATTTTAATGTTAGAGGCGCAAGGCCGTGTTCCGTGGCGTTCCGCTGCTCCAACTCCGGGGCATCTAACAGTTGGCAAATCAACTGTTCAATTCGATAAGAATGGCGATGTTGTGCAGGAGTGGCGGCGGCAATACCCAGACGCGCAATTGATGCAAGATGTCATTGATGGGCTTTGCAAGCAGGTTAAGGGCGCAGGCAAAGCGCCGATCCGGAAAGCCAAAAAAACAGACGTTAAAGATGTGTTGTTTGAGTTGGATATTTTTGACGCGCACGTTGGCATGTATGCCGATGAAAAAGAAACAAAGGATTCTGATTACAATTGCGACATTGCGGCAGCCCGGATGGTTGAAGCGGCAGAAGCATTAGCGTCAAGATCGAGCAGGCCGCAAAAATGCGTTTTAGTGTTTGGCGGCGATATGATGCACAGCGACAATAGGCGCAACCAAACAGAGGCATCCGGGCATGTGTTAGACGTAGACACACGATACCACCGGGTTGTTGAATATTTGATTACAGCATGCCGGGACGTTGTGCAGATTGCCGCGAGCATAGCAGCAGAAGTGGAAGTTGTTGTCCTGGAAGGGAACCATTCATGGCATTCAGAAGTTTGGTTGGCTAAGGTTTTGGATGCTTATTATTCAAACTGCAAAAACGTAAAAGTTAAATCAGAACCTTCACCAAGAAAGCATTTGATTTGGGGAGAAAATTTATTGGTTTGGGCGCATGGAGACAGAATAGCAGCGCCAAAATGGCCAATGATCATTGCGGCTGAATTTGCCGCCGAATGGGGCAAGACAAAATATCGGCACTTAAAATGTGGCCATGTGCATCATAAAAAAACAATTGCGCCAGTTACAATAGATGAGCAGTCCGGCTTAGTTGTTGAATATTTGGAAGCATTATGCCCGGCAGATGCTTGGCATTCCGGGGCAGGCTTTATTGGATCTCAAAAAGGTGCAAGCGCTTTTGAATATTCTAAAACCAAAGGGCTGAAAACAAGGTTTTACCATACAATATGACCGAACAGGAACAGGATAAATATAACCGAATCCGCGCGTTTATTGCAGAGCATTTTGAGGATTTTGCTTTTGTTGTGCTGGATGAATCCGGTGAAATTTTCTATGGCTTTAAAAATAAGATTATTGGCAAGGCCTTATTTTTGGAAGCAACAAAAACAATAGCAGAAAATGAAGAAACAGATTTTGAATTTGTTTGGGAAGATGAAGAAGAGGACACAGATGAAGCATAAATTAATTGGTCTTACGGCAGCAAAAACAACAGGCAAAACAACCATTGCAAATGCTTTGGCTGAATTGAGCGATAGCGTAAAAATAGTTTCATTTGCAGCGCCATTGCGTTCCATGTTGCAGGCAATGGGCGTTAGCCAACACAATTTAAACGTGGCTAAAGAAGAGCCAATTGAAGGACTGGATCAATCAGCCCGGCAATTGCTTTGTTCACTTGGAACAGAGTGGGGCAGGCAAATGATAAATGAAAAAATTTGGTTATGGGCAATGAATCAGCAGATACAAAAGTTGGTTAATGAATCAGCTAATCCGGATGATTTAATTATTGTGATTGATGATTGCCGTTTTGAAAATGAAGCCGAATGGATTAAACAAAATGGCGGCCAAATAGTTAAGCTTTACCGGGAAGGCATAGGTTACACGGCGCAGCATGAAACAGAAAAGCCATTGCCAGATCATTTGATTGATTGGGAATTTGATGCAGGCGGCATCAAAAATTGCGTAAAAAATTTAGTGGAAATAATTCTTCCACAATAGTTGACGCGCAAAAGTTGCTTTATTTATGTCAACTTACAGCGTTTTGCTGTAATAATAATAACCGGGCGATGCCCAAAACAAAGGAGAATAATGCAAGGCAGTATTAAAGCCATTAAGGCAGAGGCAGAAGAAGCCATTGAAGAAGTGTTAGAGGAACTGGAAGAAGAAGGCATTAAGGTTTTCAGATTGCAGTTGTTTACTAGTAAAAGCAGGCCGCCACAGGTCAACATTGTTGTTGATGAACAAGGAGGTAAATAATGAGCCAAATCGTTGCTTATGATAAGATAAACGATGCGGCTGGGTTGGAAATGTTTGGCAATGCCATTTGCAGATCCGGCATGTTTGGTTGCGAAAGTAAAGAAGCAGGGATTGTTTTTGCTTTGCAATGCGTGGCTGAAAACAAGCCGCCATTGGAGATGGCTAAAAATTATCACCTGGTTAAAGGCAAGTTAACTAAACGATCAGATGCCATGCTTGCGGATTTCCGCCGGGCTGGTGGAAAGGTAGTTTGGGCAGATTTGAAAAACGAAGAAATACAGGAAGCCGTTTTTACGTTTGAGGGTCAAAAAACCGATGCCAGTTACTCTATTGAAGATGCCAAGCGCGCCGGGTTGGTTAGATCTGGCTCTGCTTGGGACAAAACACCTGCCGCAATGTTGCGCGCAAGATGTATATCTGAAACACTGAGAGCCATTGCGCCAGAGATTGTGCAGGGCGTTTATGTGCCAGAGGAATTGGACGTTACAAATGTTGCGCCAAAGCCACAGCCAAAGCAGGAAGCGCAGGTTAAAATGGACAAGCCGTTGCAACCAATTATTGATGCTGAAATTGTACAGCAACCGGAAAACAAAAACTTGGAAGCATTGATTGCGGCCGAAGATTTGGAAGGCCGGGTAAACAACTATTGGTTGCGCAAAAAAAAGATTGATCCAACCTTAGGCGATACATGGCGCGATTTGCCAGAATCAATACAAGCCAAGATGGAAACCGATTTTTTGTCATTTAAAAAGGCTGTATTGAAATGACGGATTATTTAACGCAACCCAAGGTTAATAATGTTGAAATCAGCATTATTGCCGAAGCCGAAGAATTAAAACTTAATGCTTTGCTTTGCTCAAAAGACATTGCAAGCGTTGAAGATGGTTTTGAAGCCAAGGTTGCTGCCGATGCGCAAAAAGCATTGCGCGGTTTAATCAAAAACATGGAGGAATCCAGGAAAGCGGTTAAAGCGCCAATATTGCAAATAGGCAGAAACATTGACGGCATTGCAAAGGATTTTCTGGAAGATGTAAAACTGGAAGAAGAGCGCTTGGCAAAATTGCTTGGCGATTTTCAAAAGGTAGAGCGCCAGAAGAAAATCAGCGCTGAAAGGGAAGCCATTAATAAGGAAAAAGAACTTCTTATGAAGGCATCAGAAGAAGCGTTGGCAACAGGTCAAAACATTACTGATCTGGATGCTAAAACCCAAACTGAGATTGCAACATTGCATGAAGAAGCGGCAATGAAGCATGAAGCGGTGAAGGGTTTAAGAGTAAAAACAACCATTAGGTTTGAGGTGGAAGATGAAATAAAATTACAATTCCACAGACCAGACTTATTTAGCCCGGATGAAACTAAAATCCGCCGGGCATTAAAAACAAACAACAACATTCCCGGCATTAAGGCATGGGAAGAAACCAAAGCTTATTAAAATTATGGCAATATATATAGCAACAGACGAAGACGCAAATTCAACAGGTGGCAGCTACATTACAGAAGCAGGCACTTATGAATTTAAAACAACCAATGTTAATCATAAGATAAATCAGCGCGATGGCACAGATTTGTTTGAAGTTACATTTGCAACAAAAGAAGGCCTTACCATGCGTAAGACGTTTTTCTGGGGAGATCTGGGTCTGCCAGTAACACAATACAAGGCGCGATCATTGATCTTTATGTTTTTGAAAGCATGTGGCGTTAAGATTTTCCGGAATCAATTAGATTCAGAAGATGCCGATGGCTTTTATGAAATCGTTAAAGGCAAAAAGTTTACTGCCAAGGTAGAGATGCAACCAGATAAAAATGATCCAGCTAAATTCTGGCCAGAGATTGGCTTTAGCGGTTTTGTTTATGACAATAACCATGTGTTGTTTAAAGAAGGCGAAAAGAAAGCAGATCCAGTAGAGACTGTTGACGAACCTTGGTAACATGGAAAAAAGACAGTACCAGCAAAGGGCAATTGATTTTTTAACAAAAACCCGGCGCGGTATTGTGCAAGCTCCGGCAGGCGCAGGTAAAACGCACATTGCGGCATCTGCGCTTGCCGTTTGCTTATCCAGGAGGCAGGGCGTGGCCGCTGTTGAAATCATGGTTAACACCAAAGAGCAGGTTGACCAGATGCAGACGGCTTGCGACAGGTTTCCGGTTATACAGGAAAAAGCCAATTTGCGAATATATTGCGCGGCAGGCGCTCCAATGGGAACAGCGCCAGATTTATTGATTGTGGATGAATGCCACAGGGCTGGCGCTGATGGATGGGCGAAAAAGATTAAGCAGACTAATTCTGCCCGGTGGGGACTGTCTGCAACGCCATTTAATGACGATCCTGCCCGGAACAATTTGTTGCGCAATATGTTTGGCAACAAGATCCATTCAATTGACAGATCTGAATTGGTGGAAAGCGGCCATCTAGCCAAGGCATCTGTTGTTTGGCATTCAATTGAATCTAATGGCACTAAAGCATTGATTAAATGCAACGCGCAGGCGCTGATTGATAGCAGGCGCAAAAGGCTTGGTTGGATGTTTAAGGATCCGGAGAGCGCCAAAAAGCAAATCAACCAATGCAAATGGCAGGCAGCGCAAAAACACGGCATCTGGGAAAACCAGGAAAGAGACAAGTGCATTGCGGAACTAGCAAAGCAAAGCATGGATGGCGGCGGCCATGTGATTGTGCTGATTGGGTCAATTGATCACGGCAAAAGCCTGCTGCACTTAATACCGGGCGCAGAATTAATGCATTCAAAACTGGGCAACAAAAAACGCGCAGACATTATTGAGCGTTT